GCCGCCGCACCATTATAACACCACCAGATCTCGCCATATTTAGGAACCTTGAAGGCGAAGACCTTCATGCCTTGGCGCTTGTTGATGTTGTCGAAGAAATAGTTCAGGTTCATCGTGTTCGGGACTTCCCGCACGACGCCGTTGAACATCAAGAACCGATCAACACCACACCAGAAGAAAACGCCGTCGTAGTCCACCACGCTGTTCGGCGAGATGATCGAGGTGTCGGTCGCAACCACGTCGAACTGGAAAGTCGTCGCGCCGCCTGTGAAAGTCGCACGGATCACCGCGTCGTAAGCCCAAAACAACCCAGCAGGTGCAGAACCAGAACCGGCTCGCAGCGGCATGCCTTTGATAATCTTTTGGCCCCAAACCCGAGCCAACCCTGCACCGCCCGCTAGATCGGTGAGGTTCGTCGGTTCTCCTGGCTTGGACCAACCGATGATTCCGTCCGTGCCGTAGTAGAAAAGGTACGGGTGAAGTGAAACGATTCCACCCGTACAGTTGGCGTCTGGAGGGAGGTTGACGCTCTGGAACGGCGCGGTGCCGAGCACCTCACCGAAGAAAATCTGTCCGCCTTCGTCGTTGCACGAACAGTCTAAGTTCGGCGACACTTGAGCGATGATGTAGTTTTGGTTGGTGGACGAGTCGTACTGATAATCGAACATCCACATGTTGTTCGCACTGGTGACGTATGCATCGCACCCGCCGTCCATGTCGGTGTCGGTTGCAACGATCGTCGTGGTGCTGGTCACCACTGCGTAGCCGTTTTGGCCGGAGCCGTTGTCGTCTGCCGTTATCGTTATGACGTTGCCTGCAGAAGTTGCTGTGTAGTTCGGGGTGGACGCGTGAGCCGTGATGTTGGCTGCGACCGCCGCTGCCGTTGTGGCGAGATCTGTCGTGAACGAAACTGCACCAGACATGACGTTGACGCCGTTGATCGTGATGCTGTCCACAGAACCTGCCGCACCCGCCGCGAGCGTGACCGTGCAGCTTGCTGGTGCTTCGACTGGCGTACGATCCGTGACGACGGAACTATTAGCCGTCGAATCCAGCGTGAAACGCTCCATCTTGGTCGCACCGCCAGAGTGGCAGTAAACGTATGTCTGTTGCGTGAAGTTGCTGAACCCACGGCTGATTTCTGAGAGGTACTTTTGCGTTGCGCGATAGCCGCCCATCTTCCGAGGCAAACCGCGCTGCCAACGAACCCACTGGCCGTCGGTGTAGTGGTCGCCCTCGAATTTGGTTCCGTCCCGTTTGATTCCAGGATTAGAACGCAGGATGATGGTGCTTTCGGGCATCAGAACGTGCCTCCGTTCACCGAACCGGCAGGAATGGATCCAAGCACGGCCCATGCTGCGGCTTGATCAGCTGCAGTGAAAACACCAATGCCGACCGATGTGCCTCCAAGGTTGATCAATGCCGCACCAGAAGTCGTCGCGCCTGTGCCGCCTTCTGCAATGGTAAGAGGAACAGAAATGCCCTGCGTTGCTGCGTTCAGCACGTCCGTGCCGTCGCAATAAAGTATCACGCGCTCGCCTTGAGAAACAACGAAGCTGGTCCCGCCTCCAGAAGGCGAGATCGTGAGGGTGTAGGATCCGGTTGTCTGATTGTCGACCCAATATTGTTGCACGGTTGCTGGCACCACCACTGTGCGGTTGCCGGTCAGCGTTCCCGTGAAACGGTAAGAAACGCGATTCAACTCGGTTCCGGTCAGCGTGTAAGTGCCGGTGCCGGAGATGTCGATCACCGTGTAATCGAACGCAAACGTCGCGGACTGACCGAAACCAATGGTGTAGAAGTTCGTGCCGTCGCACGCGATGATGGCGGATTCTCCTGGCTGGAATGCCAAATAGGAGTCCCCGTCGATCGTCGTCAGGCCAGGAGCGTCAGCGTTGACGTTGCCAGAACCAGAGTTGCGCAAGTACATGAACCAGTTGTTGCCGATCGCAACGGGGGAAGGCAGATTTAGCGTGCCTCCTCCGCCAGTCCAATTGAACATTTTCGCGCGATCAACGCTCGTGGCCGTGTAATTCGAGTTAAATTCAGTGATCGGAACCGACTGGCTGAGCAACGCACCAACCGCCACGATGCCAGTCCCAGCGAGCGCAGAAGCGTTAGCGGTCGAAGTCGTCGCGCCGTATTGCAACGAACGCCAAACACCAGCCTCCGTGCTGTTGTCTGAAACGTAAACCTGCCAAAGCGTTCCAGCCGCAACAGTGACGACCTGAACGCCCACGGCGTTCTTGACCGTGAAGGTCTGCGCACCACGGTTGTTGAAAAGTATCGTGTTGCCCGTGCCGGTTTTGTTCGCGGCTGGCAAAATGATGTTGAGGCCAGAAGTCGAAGGCGTTACGTCAATGATGCGGGTGGCGAGGTTGGTGTTGGTGGAAGTTTCCTCTGGCCAACTCAGCGTAACATCAGCTGAAAGGTTGATTGCGCTGTAGCTGATTTCGCTGGGATAGATGTTCGCGCCGCCGAACACGTCTGTGTAGATTGGCATTACGCTTCACTCCTATTTGCAGAACGATCCATGATGCGCTTGAGGTCTTCGCCGTTCAATGCCTGCGCTGCACGGTCGTACATGGCCTGCCAAGTCTGGATGCGCTCGTCGTTTTTCAAAAACGGTGTCGCCTCCAACAGTGTCGCGTAAGTCAACAAGTCGGGTGCATACTCGGTGAGCCAGTTGGTTTGAGAATCGTCGCCCAACAACGCTGGTTGTTCGTAGTACATAACTTCCAGTGTTTGAGCAGAATCCGGTGTCGGCGTGATCAGCCAGTGCTGGTAATCGTAGTCGGCGTAGAAATTGGGAGAGCCTGTTTCAGCTTCATCCGGCCAGTAGCTGCGGCAATACTCGTAGGAGCGTGCGTAAATCGGCGCACCGTCCACAGTCATAGAGATGGTGTCGCGCCAACGATCTGGCTTCATGTAAACAGCCACACCGGACTGCAGCGGGGTTTGCACGGCGCGGATGAATCCTTGGATCTTCAGTTCGCGCGCAATGCGACGCTCACCTAGTGTAACTAGGCGAGGCAATTGCTCATAGACGATTGCGTCACTTTCAGCGGTGAAACCGCGTTCAAGATAACGGCGCACGTCTGTCAGCAAACTGTCATATGTCATACTGTATGCCATGACCACTCCGTAGGTTCAAGCAGCTGATACAGCATGCGCCGTTTTGTGTTAATTATAGTCTCGAAAGTCTGTAAAAGACAAGCGATTTCAGAAGATTTCACATTCTGCCTTCCTTCTTTTTACCAATCCTGGCAGAACCCGACCTCCTCCACGCACCCAACGCATCAACTCTGTCTTGGCGCTGTCCCAGTCTTTTTCATCTATCCTGCGTTTCAACGTGCTGGCGCGGTATCGCGGAACACCGAGGTTGTAGGCGAAATCGCCGAGCGCACCCAAGATGTTCGGGTACGCAATCAAGTGTGGTGACGCCTGCAAAACGCCAGAAACATAAGTTTTCTGGAGTTCAACCATCAACCATTCTTCAGCAGTTTCTTTGCTTATCGGCGGATGATCCATCGTCACTTTTGTTCCGTCCGGCTTGTAGACCGTGCCGTAGCCGATCGTTGGATAGCCAGCCGGACAGATGTACGGTTTGAGGCGCAGCCCCTCAAAGGGTCGGCAAAGAGCGGCTGCGATCTCAACGGCTTCATTTACGGGTGCGTTCATAGACCCGCCCCACGAACCAGAACGAAATGATCATGTTGAGCACGGCCATGTCGTCCACACCCCACAACTCGACCAGAACGGTCTTCCATTCGCCGCCTTGCTGCAGCGCGATCAAGTAACCGGCAACCTTCACCGCCGCGAACAAGAACACGAACAGGTAAGTCACAAACGGACGCACCAGAGCGGAGATCGCAGAAACGAACCGCCCTGCGTTGGACGCCGTGCGGCTTTGTTCTTTGAACGCCTCGGCCATTGTGTCCAGTTCCGCCACAGTCATGACGGCTTCAGTTTGTCGCATCGCGATCTCGCCGCGCAGACGGGTGAACTCCATTTCTGCACTGAGCATCGCCAGTTCGTGCGAGCGTTCATTCTTTTTGTCGAAGATCTTGAAGACTTCTGGCGCGAGACGCAGCACGCCACCGAAGACTCCTCCAAGTAGTGTTTCAAGCATTTTGCATTCCTTTCCTCATCACAGGTCTTGTTTGAAGGTCGTGTAAGCAGGCGTCGAAGAAGATCCGTAAGATGCAGACGCAGCCGTGAACGTCCTTGCTGTCGTCGAAGAAGACTGCGTGTTCCAAGAAGAACTTGTTGTTCCTACAACAGCGTTGTTGGCTCCGATTTTGAAGCTAACGCCGTCCAAAGTGTAATTCCCGTAAATTCCACTTGCGCTTTCAAGAGGAAGTTTCATGAGGTAGAAATTGTTGGCTTGGTCTTTTCCAGGTATGTAAACCGCAGTCTCGGTGGTCATGCAGTGGGTGTTGTTCCGGTTTTGCGGATCTTTCCAACCAGGAGACGTCGTCGTGCAAGAAATGCCATAACTCTCAACGAACGCACCTGTGCTTGAGTTCCACTTTGTGATGTTGTAGTCGTTGAAATTCGCTTGAACGTTTTGATACCCAGGAGTGACCGTGTAAACCGCTGTTGTGTTTTGCCCAATTGAGAACGTAGAGATTGTTCCGTCTCCACCGCTGAAAGTGTCGCCGTAATTTGCATCCCCTTGAAGCTTCAAGGTGTTGTGCCATTGCAAAGTCCCTGAAGAGTTGAATTTTGCAACGTAGTTGTCTTGGACGTTCGGATAACCATTTTCGTACTTGCCGCAAACGTAAACGTTGTTCGATGCGTCAAAGTCCAAGTCTTGTCCGTAGCCAGAATTTGAACCAAGTTGTTGCACGAAAGAGACCGTGCTGAAATTTGTCCCGAACTTCAAGAGAGTCGGAGCGTCGCTGCCTCCAGGATTTCTGAAATTTGAATGAATCCAGATGTTGCCGCCGTTGTCAACCTTCAATGCTCTCGGCTGTTGATCGTCGATGCTCAAGTAGCTGTAAGGCGTTCCAACCAAACCAAGCGTCGCGCCGTCAACGACGAAAGCAGTTGGACGCTTTCCAGGGTAGAAGTCTGAGTAGTTGTTGCTCAGGTAAAGGTCGTTGTTGTAGATGTCGTTTGCCGGATTATAAGAAGCTGGGTTTGCGCCAGAAGTTGTGTATTCATACTGGCTTTGTAAAACCAAATTTGAGTTGAATTTAAGAACCGTTGTCCTGTAAGAGCCTGAAAATGTGTTGTGAATCAAGTAAACATTTTCAGAACTGTCGATCTGCAAATTCCCCCAATAGTAATTTGAACGGAGGACAACCGTGCTTATGTTTCCGTCCTTGTCCATCTTGATCAAATAATGACCAAGCGAACTGTCAGAACAATACCAATAAATGTTGCCGTCGTCAGTTCCGTCTGAAGAAACGACTGACTTAACAAGAAAAGGATTTCCGCTGGTGGTCGGCTCGAACTTGAGTATCCAATAGCTTTCACCACCAGCATTCCCAAGCGGCAACAGTTTAGAGTTGAGCATTATGCGTAACTCCCAGCATAGGAGCCATACAACGTTGTGCTGACTTTCCAAAGCACGACAACGTCGTTGGCGGTGAGGGTTGGTGCAACGTTTCCGCCAGAACCAGACCAAGTCATCGTCGGCCAAGTGACGGTGTAGGTTGCACCGCCGTTGATCATCAAGATCATCGACTCACCAGCACCGACCGAGTCTGTCAGAGTTGTGTTTCCGGCGAGTGTTTTGGTTTGGATGGTGCCGTTGGCTGGATCTAACGCTGTCCCAGTCAAACTGTAAACATTTTCCGTGTACTGAGCAGAAAACGCTAAATTTGAAGAGGCTGTCGTCGTTCCTGTTACGGTCAAATTCCCCGCAGCGGTTGAATTCGCACCGTTGAAGGTCATCGCGGTCGTGCCGCTGGATTGTAGTTCCAAAACGCCAGAAGCGTCGGCAGTTACAACCGCGCCACCGGTGACATTGTCTGCATTAATCGTTGTTGTCATGGTCGGTTACTCCGGTTTGTTAGGCCAAGTTACGTTGTCTGGGAAACCGGCTTGTTGCGGCACATCAAGCAACGCCTGACGGTAAATGCCGAACGCCGCCTTTTGTGCATCCGTAAGAGCCGCCCAGCGAATCGGGTTCAAAGAATCAACATTTGAGCGCAGCAATTCGTCTCTTTTGTCTCTAACCGCCCGCTGTTTGTTTGCCAGATTTTGAGAAGCTATTTTTGCAGCTTGTTCGTTGGCCCAAGCGATGTCAGCTTCAGACATGTCTTGCAAAACGCCGTTTACATAGTGTTTCATTGTTTTGCTCCCAACACAATTATAGTTCCGCCAGTGGTTGGTTGTTGAACAATCACCCGAACGTAGTCATAAGGCTCAGAGTAGTTGATGTAACCCGCCCCGTTACTGCCGTAATAAGTAGATTGAGCATGAATAGCCGAAAAAATAAATGTTGTATAGGCCGTCTGCCCAAAATTCTGTATTGTTGTATCTAGGTGATAGGGTTTTCCTACATCTGCACTAGTGTAACCGCTTATATAGTCAGCGGTGTTGCCTGATGGTCTCGAATACGATTGACCGGATTCGTAGTAAGACAAAATAGTTCCATACGAGTCATCTCTAGGATTTTGCGCAGCCGAACCAGTAGACAAACCGCAGTAAACAGCGGCAGTAGATCCGTTTGAAGAACCGGCTGTATTTGTAACCAAAACACGAATCACATCATAGTCGCCAAGACCTGTAAAATTGTATGTTGACGTGCCGGTTGTTATGGCTTGATTAGCGATGAACGTCCAAGCCCCGCCCGCAGCATCAGCCCACGCCGGAGCGGAACCCGCACCCGAACTTGTTAAAACCTGACCACTAGTTCCGTCAGAAATAGCTCCAAAATCGCCAGCGTTGTTGTATTGAACCTGTCCGGTTGACCCAGCAGGGGCGGCTGCGCTGCCTTGCTCTGAGGCGTCCGGAAAAGTTAGGCCGTTCGTCCCGTCTACGGTAAATGTCATTTCAATTCACTCCTTAAGGTTGGGTCGGCCAAGTCACGTTCCAAGGGAAGCCACCCTGAGCAGGAACGTCTCGCAGAGCCTGACGGTAAGTCGCCCAAGCCGCCTTGTCAACTTTTGCGTCGGCCACCTGAGTCCAGTCAGTCGACTGCAAAAGCGCATTGCGTTCGTTGCGAACGTTGTCTGCCTGAATCGTGTCTTGCGCAGCGATCTCTTCGGCGGTCTTGTTAGAAACATTCCACTGCAGCAGCCAAGCACCGTTGACAAGAACGGGTTGTGCTGCCTGTGTCAATTTCTGAGACCGCTCGTCGTAACTCGGTGCATCAGTGACAGTCACCGGCATCATGCCGTAGCTTGCCAGAAGTTCGTCCGTGGGACGCTTCGGGAAAGAGGTGTTGGGGTTGTCACGGCGCAGATGGCCGACCGTGTAGGGGAATTGGTCTACTGAGCCGTTTGTGATTTTCGCGTAC